ACCAGCGGCTAAGAAAGATGAGGACAACGAATAATGGCAATCTATCTAAGTAATGGCGTTGTTGTCACGCTGAACAGTGTCGCCCTAAGCGATCACGTAACAGCCGTAACAATTAACCGCTCATTCGATGAATTAGAAGTAACAGCTATGGGCGATACAGCTCACAAGTTTGCAAAGGGTCTAGAAGCCAGCACTATCACTATTGACTTCTTAAATGACACAGCAGCAGCTAACGTGAACGCAACACTCCAGGCAGCATGGGGTACTACAGTGCCACTAACAATTAAGCAGACTTCTGCAGCAATTAGCACAACTAACCCAGAGTACCAAACCACAGTACTTGTAAATAACACACAGGATGTAAACGGCGCAGTGGGCGACATAAGCACACAGTCAATTACATTTACCTGCCAAAGCCCTATAGTAGTTGACGTAACAGTCTAAGGAGTAATAATGGCAAAGCTAAAGATAACAAGGGCTAATGGCGAAGTATCTGAACACAAGATTACGCCAGGTGTCGAGTACGCTTTCGAGTTAAAGTATGGCGCAGGAATTAGTAAAGTCCTACGTGACCACGAACGGCAGACTGAGATTTACTTCTTAGCGCATGAGTGCTTACGTAGGGCTAACGTAACTGTACCTATATTTGGTTTAGAGTTTATTGACAGCTTAGAAACTGTCGAGGTATTAGACGAAGAAAAAAAATAGTACAGCGTGACTCCATTCTCTATACAATGGCTGCTTTAAGTGTAGAGACTGGGATCGCGCCTAGTGAGTTTATTAACATGGACTCAGAGATGCTAAAAGCAATAGTGCAAGTTTTTAGCGATAGAGCAAAGGAGATCAAAAATGCCAGTAGTCGTAAACGGCGTTAGAGAGTTCCTTAAAGCAGTAGATGAAATTGACGAGGATATGTACAAGAACGTCAAAGACAGTCTTAAAGCACCTATGATTAAAGTTGCATATAAAGCAAAACAATATTTACCAAGTGAGCAAAATGTGCTAAGTGGCTGGACAAAATCAGCAGAGCCACAAGAAGGACAGCGCAGACCATTTCCAGCGTACGATCAATCTACAGCTAGAAACGGCATTAAATATAAACTTGGCCCTAATAAGAAAAACAGAAAAGGCTACTCAGTTTATAACTACGTATCTAATGAGTCAGCACCGGGCGCAATCTATGAGACTGCAGGCCGTAAAACACAAGGCTCACAAGGTGCATCACTTAACCCAGATGCAGGTGTGCAATTTATACAAGCACTGCCAAACGTAGTAGATGCAACACTTGCAGGATCTGTAGGCCGTAGAGGTCGTAAAAATAAAGGTCGCGTAATTTATAAAGCATGGTCAGAAGATCAGGGTAAGATTTATGAAGATTTGAAGAAGGCAATAGATGAAGCCATATTCCAGTATTACAAGAAGTTACCTTTAGAGAAAAAAGGTCAAGTACTAGGATTTTATAAAGAGCGAGCAGCTCGTGGATTTACGGGAGTATAACTGTGCCTACCTTAGTAGTATCGGCTCTCAGCACCTTTGATAACAAAGGATTAAAAAAAGCTAAAAAAGAAGTATCAGCCTTTGATAAACAGATAAAAAGTTTTGCCAAAGTATTTGCCACCGCCTTTAGCGTTACAGCTTTAAGTAAGTATAGTAAAGCAGCAGTCAAAGCGTTTATGGCAGATGAGAAAGCCGCAAAGTCATTAGAGCAACAGTTGAAGAATACCGGTTATCAATTTAGCGCACCGGGTGTAGAGCTGTATATTGCTAATCTGCAAAAATCTACAGGCGTATTAGATGATGATTTACGTCCAGCATTCCAACGATTATTGACAGTAACAGGATCTATAACTAAAAGCCAAGATGCATTAAGCACTGCGTTAAACGTTAGTGCTGCAACAGGTAGATCTTTAGGTGAAGTTACTACGGCTTTATCACGTGGCTTTGCAGGTAACACTACTGGTCTTAGTAGATTAGGTGCTGGTCTAAGTAAAACATTATTAAAGACTGGCGACATGAATAAAATCATGGAAGAGTTAAATACAAAATTCGCAGGTCAAGCAGCAGCTAGATTAGATACTTATGCAGGCAAAATGGATTTATTAAAAGTTGCATCTGCTAACGCATCTGAGACTATAGGTAAAAGTTTATTAGATGCTTTAGCAGCATTAGGCGATGATAATAGTATTGAAGGCCTAAGTAAAAACATGGAAGATTTCGGCACAGCCACAGCGGAAGTTATTACAGGCTTAGGCATAGTAGCTGAAAGACTTAAAAAGTTAACAAATATACCTGGAATTGGCAATATATTTGATGTAAAAAATATACCAGTGCTAGGTGGTTATATTGGCGGCTTGCAACAATTAGGCAGAAACGCTATGCCACAGCAAGATCGCGGCGGTCAGGAAAGAACAGCAGGGCGTGTTAACGCGCAACAAGTTAGAATTGAAGAGAAATTAAGTAAGGCTAAAGCATTAGAATTAAGCACATTATTAAAGAAGAACGCTATCGAAAATAAGAACGTAGAAGAATTACGTAAGAAGTTTGACCTAGAGCGCATAGGCATAAACGCAGCCTTAAACAACGCAACCGATGAAGAGACTAAGTTACGCCTAAAATCACAGCTAGCAATACTAGACAATAACGAGGCTTTGGCTAAAAAGTATTTGATGGAGTTAGAAGCTACTGAGGCATTAAGGAGACTTGCAGAACAGGCAAAACTAGCAGGTATGAGCCTTGAAGACTTTAGCATATTTAAAGTAAAAACTTTATCTAATAAGATAGATACTTTTATAGAAGATTTTGCTATATCTGCTATCAGAGAATTAAACGCACGAATAGCAGCTACTATGGCTAAGATAAATGTTGCTATGCCTTCAATGCCTGCAACACCAGCACCTTCATCACCGCTTGCATCTTATACAGTGCCACAGGCTATAGAAAAAGTACAAGAAACAAATTCGAGAATACAAGACTTTTTAAGCGGCTTTCCTGGCTTTAGCACACAAAGATCATCTACACAAGCCCCTATGGATATTAGGCTTACTATAGATGGTGGCAGTGACAAACTAAGTCAGGCTATAGCAGAGAGCATACAGGTGGCAACTAGATCAGGTTACTCAACAGTACCTGCTGGATTTATAGTATGACCTTACCGGTAATAACCGCTTTAATTAACTTTAGTACAGGGCCAGGCTTTGCACAGACTCTTATTTTAGATACAGGTTTATTAGACACCAATACTTTAGGTGATGCCACAGCTGTAATTGTAGATGTGTCAAATCAAATTAACCGCATAGAGACTAACCGAGGTCGTACTGCACTATCCGATCAATTTCAAACGGGCGCACTTACCTTACGCATAGTAGATCAGAATGGCGACTTTAACCCACAAAATGTAACAGGGCCATATTATGAATTACTTACACCTATGAAGAAAGTGCAGATTAGTGCTACATACAGTGGTGTTAGTTATCCTATATTCCAAGGCTTTATTACAAGCTACGTTACTACATACCCAGATGAGTCTGGCGAAGATTTAGCCATAACTACAATACAAGCTGTAGATGCATTTAGGTTGGCACAGTTAGCACAGATCAGCACAGTTACAGGTGCTACTGCTGGCGACTTATCAGGCACACGTGTAAATCAAATATTAGATCAAATTGGTTGGCCGTCTGGTATGCGCGATGTAGATGCAGGACTAACTACTTTACAGGCAGATCCCGGCACTAACCGCACAGCACTGCAAGCATTAACTACTGTTGAGCAATCCGAGTATGGTTCTTTGTATGTAAATGCGTCTGGCAGTTTTGTTTTTCAAGACCGATCTGTTACGGCTGGATCTGTGGGCGGCACTAGCACAGTCTTTGCAGATAACGGCACAGGTATAGATTACTTTGACGCTACATGGATTCTTAACGATATATTGATATTTAACAAAGCCACTATTACAAGGTCAGGCGGCACAGCACAGGTGGCCTTAAACCAAGACAGCATAGATAAATACTTTTTACACAGCTACTACTTAGACAACCTACTTATGCAGACCGATGCTGTAGCCCTGGATTACGCACAGGCTTATGTGGCTAGTAGAGCTGAGACAAGCATACGAGTAGATGCCATAGTGCTTGACCTATACACAGACAATTACAATACCGGCATTATTGCAGCCCTAGATCTAGATTTTTTTGACCCTATAAAGGTAATTACTACACAGCCAGGCGGATCTACACTAGAGAAAACATTACAGATTTTTGGTGTACGTATGAACATAACACCGAATAGTTGGAAAACCACGTTCACGACATTAGAGCCAGTCATAGACGCATTTATCCTAAATGATACGATTTATGGCACTTTAGACTATAATGTCCTAAGTTACTAAGGGGTATAGATGGCAAAGCAAACGTTTACGACTGGGCAGGTATTAACAGCTGCACAGATGACTTCACTGCAACAGACAGCGATGCTAGGCGGTGCTGCTTCTGCTAAGACTGCAAGCTACACATTAGTAGCAGCCGATGCTGGTACAGCCATTTCTATGTCTAGTGCAAGTGCAACCACAATAACTGTAAACACTGCTTTGTTTGCAGCAGGCGACACAGTACAGATTACAAATTTAGGTGCTGGTGTTTGCACAATTACAGCTGGTACAGCAACTGTTAACTCATCCGCATCATTAGCATTAGCACAATATGAAAGTGGCACATTAGATTTTACTAGCACTTCTGCGGCTATATTTATTAAAGGTGCTGGCGCTGCTGCTACAAGCGGTGGCATGACTTTAATTAGCACTACAACTTTAACAGGTTCAACAATAACTTTATCATCAATACCAGGAACTTATAATAATTTGCAATTATTAGTAAAAAATTACAAACCAGCAACCGATAATACTTTATTAAGGTTAAGAATAAACTCTGATAGTGGCGTTAGGTATAGAGGAATACATACAGACAATCCTTCAAACGCTGGCTCTACTGATAGTTTTACTAACTCTAGCATTGCAATATGTGCGAACAGTGATGATACTGTGGCAACTGGTATGAGCATTGTAAATATTTACGATTACAGTAATGCTGTATCTTGGAAAATGTTGGATTTTACATCAATTGCAGTTGATCCAACTACTGTGACTGATTTTAAAGCATTTAATGGTTTTGGTTATTTTAATCAAACTGCAGCAATTACAAGTTTAGATTTATTTCCTACAAGCGGAAATTTTACATCAGGCACAGCCCTACTTTACGGAGTTAAATAATGGCTAATGCAAAACCACAAGTAAAAATAGTTAATTGCGAAACTGGTCAGGAAATTATTAGAGATGCAAATGCTGAAGAAATTGCACAAATGCAATTAGATGCTGATAATGCTGTTGTTGCTAAAGCCGAAGCCGAAGCTAAGGCAACTGCTAAAGCCGCATTATTAAACAAACTTGGTATTACAGCTGAGGAAGCTCGATTACTTCTATCCTAATGAAGCCCTGGCTATGTGCAGCTGGTACACAATTAAGAGATCAGATTGATACCTGGTACCCAGATCGTCGCTCTACCTCTGATGGGTGGCTGGGTGATGCTCGTCATTCCGCCACAAAATCGGATCATAATCCAGATGCAGATGGGTGTGTACGAGCCATTGATGTTGATTCTCGCCTGGATACATCCGAAGGGATCTCAGTATATTTGGCTGACCAGATCAGAATATGCGGCAAGACCGATAAACGCATTTCTTACGTAATACATAATGGCATGATCGCTAGCAAGATACTTAATTACAAATGGCGTAAGTACAGAGGATTTAACAAGCACACAAAGCACATACATATCAGCTTTACAAAGTTAGGCGATAAAGATAGCAAGCCGTTTGATATACCACTACTAGGGGGTAACATATGAAAATAAGCAATAAGCAGAAAGCAATACTCAAATCATATTTTAGGGGTGTGCTTGTATCATTCTTAACATTCTTAGCCAGTAATGAGTTAGGACTTGACCCAGTTATATCAGTAGTAGTGGCCGCACTTGCAGGCCCAGCAGCTAGGGCTTTAGATAAATCCGATGATGCTTATGGCCTCGGTGCAGATGAAGCATGACACCGGGCGAGTGGGTCGCTTTAGCCGTTGGCGTATGCGCGGTATGTACAAGTTTATTAGTGGCTCTACGCTGGGTTATTAAATCTTACTTACAAGAGCTTAAGCCCAATTCTGGGTCAAGTATGAAGGACCAGTTGACACGATTAGAACAGCGTGTCGATGATCTTTATTCTTTAATAGTTAAGCGACAATAGTAGTATGGCTGATACAAGACGTAAACGTAAGAAGATAAATAAGCGCATTGTGCGTAAGTCACCTGAGCCATTATCTAAACTAGATCAGCATTATATTGCTATGAATGAGATCTACAAGGCTGCACGTAAGGCTGGCTTTAGTGAGAGCTGTAGCTTGTATTTTGTATCAGATAGAGCGACTATGCCA